CGCCGGCTTTCTGGCCAAGACCATCGGCGGCATGATGGTCGCCACCGAAGCCGCCAATTACGCCTTCAGCGGCCACTCGACGCTCGAGAACCAGCCGGGCCACCAGTTCGAAGTCGAGCTGCAGAATCCGAACGGCGGCTACCTGCACTTCGGCATCCTGCCGGGCAACGTCCAGGCCTACTTGAACCTGGCCAATACGGAGGTCACCGATCCAAGCAAGCGTGCGACCGCGCCGACCAACTTCATCGTCAATCGGCTGTCAGCACCGGTGGGCGCCGGCCTTGACGTGGCGCTGAGTGCCGCGGGCAGGCCGCCGTTTCAAGTCGCGAAGGCTGGGCCGGTGGCGCTGGGCGAAAACGTCGCGCCGATCGGCGTCTCACAGGTCTTGCAGTCGACCCTGCAGGGCGGGCTGAATCCGGCTGTGGCGGCTGGGCTGGCGGCGGCCGGTCTCAACCCGCGCTATAGCAGCGCCCGAGGCGCAGGTGGCGGGTTCGCTGCTCCACAAACCACCCGCGCGCCCTTGCCGTCACGCACAGCCGGCGGCGCGCAGTCTGGGGAGCGTGCGCCGGTGCCTAAGCGATGATCTCAGCCCTGTCCGCCGATGCGGTAGTCCAGGCAGCGTCCAGGCGTCTCTATCCCGGTGCAGTGGGCGAAGGATGGTGCTGTCGCGAATGCCAGGAGAAGGATGACCAGGACGAAGAGTCCGATGAACAGCCATACCTTCATATGCGGCTAGTTACGGGTTCCCGTACGAGGTGCTGTAGCCGAGCGATTGACCTGCGGACCCGTAGTAATTCGTCGTCGTGGGGAAGGTGCTCGCCGGTGGTGCATAGGACGTGCTGTACCCGAGCCGCTGCCCGGCAGCGCCGTAGTAGTCGGTAGTCGTGGGAAAGGTGTTGGGCATGACGCTTGACCCACTCTGTGTGTACACCTCGCCGGAGGACGACAAGCACACGGTGCATGTCTGCGCCGAGGCGCTGGCGGGAATGGCGAACATAGCGACCGCGGCGGCGAGCGTGGTGCCGGCAACGGCCAGGCGCCGATACGATGGAAACTGCATAGCGAAGATAACCCTTCGTTGTGTGGTGGTTCGGCCCCTTTACCGGGCCGGGCCCCCGACTATAGCCAACTCCCTGGCTCGCGCCCTGTTTTGCGGCGTTACACTTCCGCACAATCGCGTGATGAGGCTGCACTGATGCCGTGGCCGGGGACGAGTATTCCAGCACCCTGGGATCCTGCCCCAACTGCGGCGCCGCCTGACACGAGCCAGCGCGACAAGCTCGTCGCCACGCTTGGCGCGCAGCACGGCGGTCTCGTTGGCACGCCCAGCACGCCCACCGTCAAGAATCCCAAGGACCCCAGCGGCGGCGAGATCCCCGGTCCGTATGACCTGTACAGCTTCGCGGACGGCAGCACGCTCGAGATCGCGCCCACCGGCGAGGTTTCCAAGTACACGCCCAAGGCGACGACGGGCACCGTCGCCGGCTGGACGGATATCACCCAGGTCCGCAACCCCGACCAGACGATCACCTACTACGGCAAGGACCCCAAGGATCCCGGCGGGCCACTGAAGCCGGTCGAGGGCCTGCCGACGAGTGCCGCGCCGACGTCGACTGCTCAGACGGCCACGCCCAGCGCCGAGCTCGACAAGCTCGACGCGCGCGGCAACGTCATTCCGCCCGGCGATACGACCACCAAGCCGGTGTTCACCCGCGACCAGAAGACGGGCACGACCACCCAGCTGAAGGACCAGCCGACGGCGACCAGCCAGTTGGACCGGATCGACGCCCAGGGCAAGGTGATTCCGCCGGGTGACACGACGACCAAGCCCGTCAGCCTGCGCGATCCGGTCACGGGCACCGTCATCGACGTGCCCAAAGATGCCGCCGGTTCGGTCACCGCCGTCGGCGACACGATGTACGTCATCAAGCCGGATGGGTCGTCCACTCCGGTGGTCGGGCCGGACGGCAAGCCACTGACGAAGCCGAAGGACGCCAGCCAGTTCAACGTGCCCGGCGTCGGCCTGGTCAATTACGACCCGTCGAGCGACAAGGCCAACGTCCTGATCGCGGCGCCGACGGGCGTGCAGGCCAAGGATCTGAAGCCTGAGGTCCGCGGCGGCAAGACCTACATCCCGGTCGACAACGGCACTGGCGGCATCAGCTGGCAGGAGTCCGACCTCCCGACGGACACCCAGTACACCATCGCCCAGAACGATCCGCGCTCGCCGAACGTCCTGCTCATCGACCAGCAGGGCAATTCGAAGTTTGTCTCGAAGGGCCCGGACTGGAAGCCGCCGCCCAGTCCCGCGGCCGGGCAGGCCCTCACCCCGGACACGACCGCGCCGTTTGTGGTGACCATCGGCGACAACGGCCAGCCGCAATTCACCAAAAACACCAACCAGCTGAGCATCAGCGACGCGCAGAAGCAGCTCATCCAGCAGCTCGGCCTGAAGGTCGCCAGCGGCGACATGTCCGAGAAGGCGGCGCAGGACCTGATCTCGAGCGCCACCAGCACGCTGACCGCCCAGGCCGCGCAGCAGAACGCGCAGGCCAACATGCTGCAAGCGCAGACGCAGCAGCAGAACCTCGGCGTGACCGCGGCCGGCGACGTCCTGTCGAACGTCCAGAACGCGGCGCAGACCGGCGCGGGCATGCTCCAGAACCGCGTCACGGCGGCGACCGGCGCGCTCAACAACGTGCTGAACGTTGCGGGCCAGGCCAAGAACCTGATGAACGTGCCGGCCGGCCTCGGCCAGCAGCTGGTGGGCGGCCTCCAGGACTGGGCAACGCAGCTCGGCGGCGGCGCGGACGTCTACAACTCGGCGGCCAACCTGGTCCGGCGCGCCGATCCCACCAACCAGCTCGGCGGCGACGCGGCCGGCGCGTACGCCGCGCTCGGCCAGATGCTGCAGAAGTACCGCGACCTGACCGGCCAGCCGCACCCGGCCGAGGCACTCGCCAACCAGCCGCAGGCCAACACCGGCTTCAACGCGCCCGGACCTCAGGCAAACCTCTTCAATCCGCAGGCGTCGACCGCGGCCATGAATGCGGCCGGCTTTCAGGACACGCCCCAGGGCAGGCTTGCGGCGCAGCAGAGTAACCCCGGCTTGCTACAGACGCCCCAACCTGGCGCGCAGCAGCAGTCGTTTGCGCCACCGCCCGGTGGCTATGCGCAGAGCCAGCCTGGCACGTACGGGCCGCTCACCGGCAACATGCCGTTTATGGCGCCAATGACCACGCCGACCTCGCCCTCGGCGCCCAAAGTGACCGTGAGCGTCGGCTGATGGCTGGAGCCACAACGCAGGCGGAGCGCCAGGCGCAGGTCCTGGCGGCTGGCTACAACGGGCCCCTCACCGACGCGGCCATCAATCAGGCGTACGCCAACGCGGCGACCCCGGCCGACCTGGCCTCGAGCGGGCTGACAGGATTCAGCTCGCAAGGCGGCACGCCGGCCGGCCCGAGCGCGCCCCAGGCGACAGTGCAGTCCGCGAACTCGCTGGGCGCCGGCGTCAACAGTCTGCTCGGAGCCATTGCTTCGGGGAACAAGCAGGCGTTCGACGAAGCGGTGCGCCAGTTCAACCAGACGTTTGGTCTGGACCAGCAGAAGTTCCAGGAAAGCGTTCGTCAGTACAACGAAGGGCTGGGCGTGACCCAGGCTGGACTGACCGGCCAGTACCAGGGCCAGCAGACCATGCAAGGCCAGCAGCAGGGTTTCAATCAGGCGCAGGCCATCGCTGGCATGACTGGCTACTGGAACCCGAACGCACCAGGTACCTGGGGCGGAGGAGCGGGCGGAGGTGGTGGAACAGCTGGGCTTGCGCCAGGCAACCTGTCGTGGAACCAGGTCTCGCAGGCGCTCCAGTCGGCCGCCGGCCCGGCCTACAACGATGCCGCGGCGAAGGCTCAGTTTCAGCAACTCGTGGGTGCGAATCCAGCCGCATTCAACGGCGGTGCGGCGGTGCCGCTCAATGCGGGCCAGCTCGCCCAGATCGCCGCAGCCGGTGGTGTGCCCGCTGCGGCGGCAGGTGGAGCTGCAGCAGCAGGTGGCGGCGTACCGACGATGGCGCTTCAGCAGCAGCAGTACTCGCAGCAACTGGGTGCCATCAATGCGGCGGCGGCGCTGCAAGCGAATCCTTTCCGTCAGCAGCAGGTCCTCGGCCAACTGGGACCGTTGCTGACGGGAGTTGGCGGCGTGGCCGGCTTCAGCGCGCCGAATACCGTCGCCGGCGTGGGTACCCAGGGCGGCACCGGCCTCAACACGGGACTGGCGTACATGCAGCAGATCATCGATGACATCAAAAACCCTGGCGCCAATCAGACCAGCATGCAGGGCGTGCTGAATGCCATCCCCACGCCGAACCAGATCAACAGCCAGGACTTTTTGCGATCGTCACCGTCAACTCAGAACATGGTCCTGCAAGGCATGCAGGAGAAGTACGGCCTAGACCCGGCCGATTCCCTGGCGCAGATAAAAAACACCTTGCCGGCGTTTCAAGCCCCAACTACTTTTGGGCAGATTAAGGGTTGATAATGCCAGCGACTTCGAAGGCTCAGTACCGCTTCATGCAGGGCGTGGCACACGGGAATATCAAGGGGCCGAAAGGGCTGAGTAAGTCCAAAGCCGCCGAGTTCGTCAAAGGTCAGTCGTCGAAGGGCTTGCCCAAGAAGGCCAAGAAGTGAAGCCCCGGCGTTTCGGCCGACACTGGGCCTGGCCGCGGCGCTGGAGGCCACTGCTCGTGGCGATGGGTTGGCGGGGTTGCGCCAACTGGAGCCACAACCTGACCTGGCGGGGAGTGATATGAGCATCAACCTGGAACGCTCCATCCACCCCGACCTGCTCGAGGAGACCCTCAACGAGGCCGAGACCGAGGCCAGCCCGCCGCCTCGTCGCCGACGTCGATCGACGCCACCACCTGAGGCCTCTCCTCCCGGAGCTCCCCAGTCCCAGGACGGCGTCGAGGGCGACTCCGGTGCGGACGGGGTAACTCCCTCACCCCCACCGGAGCCTGCCGCACCTGAGTGGCTTGCCGCCGTCACCGAGGCGCAGGATCCGGTCCAGAAGCTGGCGTTGCTGCTCAAGAACATCCCGCGCGACGAGATGGAAAAGGACGACACCGTCCGCGGCTGGCTGGGCGACGCGGCGCAGCAGCGCGCGCGCAGGATGCTCGAGGACGCCGAGCGCCAGCGTCAGGAGCGCGAGCGCCAACAAGCTTTCGACCGCGGTGACCTGTACAGCCTGGGCCAGATGACCGCCCAGGAGCTCCAGCAGCAGCGCGCGGCCCTCGAGGCACAGGCCCAGACCGCACTCAACCCGTACCTGAACGCCATCACCGCGTTCCAGCAGACCCTGCCCGAAGCCGTCCAGCGCGACGTCCAGGGCCGCACCTTTGCCCCCAACGGCACGCCGCAAGAGGGCTTTCAGGCCTACCTCCAAGCCGTCCACGAGTCTGCGATTCGCCACGGACTCGAGGAAGAGGTGAAGAAGCGCGAGCCAGCGCTCAGGAAAGCTGAGCTCAACACAACCGTCGGAGATGAGCAAACCCCGGAGCTAGACGGTGGACCTGCGCAGGCGTACCGCGAGATCACGGACGCCCAGGTCGCTGCCATGACGCTCGAGGAGTACGACCGCTACTTCGACGACAAGGGCCGACCGAGACCGGGCGTGCGCGTCCGTCTCGAGCGCGGCATCGATGTGCGCCGCGAACAGCGGCGTTGATCTCCTCACCCTATGCAGGGTGAGACGCCGAAGGGAATAGCGGATGGCCACTGGGGCAACGGAATTCGTTGATAAGACGATCGCCGACGGCGTGTTTTCGCCAGATATCTGGTCGAAACAGGTCCTGCGCGCGACGGAGAGCAACCTGGTTTTCGCCAAGTGCGTCAACCGCGGCTTCGAGGACGACGCGAGCGTTGGCAAGAGCGTCAAGGTCGCCAGTGTGGGCAACGTCGCGGCGCGCGCCAAGGCCGAGAACACCGCGATCGTGTACGAAACGGTCGCCGAAACCGCGACGACGATCACCCTGAACATCTGGTCGTACGCCGCGGTCGGCATCGAGGACATTGTCAAAGTCCAGTCGATCGTCGATGTGCAAAACGAGTACCAGATGAAGCTGGGCTACGCCATCGCGCGCGACATCGACGCCAAGCTCGCCTCTGACGTGGCTGGCTTCACCCAGACGGTGGGCACGCTTGGCACCGCGCTCGCCGACGTGGACGTGGTCCGCGCCAATCAGTACCTGGATGACGCCGACGCGCCGGCGGACGACCGCTTCCTGATCATGTCGCCCGCGGAGAAGGCGTCCAAGATCGTCCTGGATCGCTGGTCGAACGCTCTGTACATCGGCAACCCCAAGCCTGCGGTCAGTGGCAGCCTGGGCGACATGTACGGGCTGAACATCATGGTCACCACCAACCTGGTCAAGCCGGCGGGTGGCCAGGCCAACAACTTCGTGTTCCAGCGCGAGGCGCTTGCGCTCATCGTGCAACGCTCGCCCAAGCTCCACCTGTTCTACGACATCGACTTTTTCACATGGAAGCTCGCTTCGGAGGTCATCTACGGCCACCAGATGATGCGTCCGACTTTCGGCGTGTGGGCCAAGGGCGTCGGCTGATGTCGGACCTGCTCGAGCGCCTGGAGCAGCGCGCGGCGCCATCGGATGGCAAGCCGACGTACTCCGGGCTCACCTACAACTACCCGCTGGCGTGGTACCGCCGTCCAGACGGCGACATTGTCCAGCTCCAGTCAGACCCCAACAACCGCACCATGTACGAGGACCTGGGGTTCGTCTTCCTGCGTCCAGGCGAAGTGCGCGAGTGGCTCGAGGATGTCCGCCCCGACGTCGTCGTCCAGCAGAAGCGCCGCGCGCGGGTGATCACTGAGATCCGCAAGCTGGCTGCCAAGATCCCCCAGCTCAGCCTGACCGACGACGAGCAGCTCGAATTCCCCAGTGTGCCGATCGAAGAGCTGGAGGAGCGGTTCAAAGAGATCTGCGACCAGTTCGGCGTGAAGCCGCGTCTGCCAGCGATCAAGCCGGATTCGCCGCGCTCTGAACCGAAGCTGGCCGGCGTGGACACCGGCAGCATGGACGAGCTCGAATCCAAGATCAAGCGCGGTCAGGGCTACGACCCGCTCCGCGAAGGGAGGAGGCACCCGTGAGCATGTTTCTTTCGGCGGCGCAGGCCAGCCCGTACATTCCGCCACTCGCGACACCCCCAGGCAACCTGTTTTTCACCTACCAGCGACCCGACGGCGACACCTTCATTGCTTCGGCGGCGCAAGCGGAGCTCTTCCTGCGCCTGGGCTTCACCGTCAGCGGCGAGCAGACGGTGGATGACTCGGACTCGTTTCGAGCCTTAGTCAGCCCGGGCTCACTCGCGCCACCAGCCTCGGGCGTTGAATTCTCTGAAGCCACTGCAACACCAGGCGTCAAGGCCGCGGCGCCGCCGGCGCCCTGATGCCGGTCGTTCCGACCACCGGCAACGCCGGTGGGCTCTGGACGCACACGCCAGTGGACTGGCGCGGCAACGAGATCGGCCTTGGCCGACCTTCGAACTGGCCCAATGACGCGGTCAACGGAGCCCAGGGGCTGGGCACGCGACCACTCGAACAGATGCCGCCGCCTGGCCTGACCATTCTCAGCGCAACGCCCGGCTCCGGCGCGGTGACGATTACCTGGACGACCAGTGTGCTAGCTGACTCGTCGATCGATCTGGGGATCACCACCAGCTACGGCCAGCACTACAACGACCCGACGCTGGTGACCAGCCACTCGATAGCGGTCAGCGGTCTGGCGCATACCCAGCTCTACAACTACCGCGCCAGCTCGCAGGGCAGCGGCTACGCGATCGTCAGCGCCAACAGCACCTTTACGACCACATGAGCCACCGTCACGGCTGCACGTTCGGGCCAGGCCTCTACCGCATCGTTCTGGCTGACGGCTCGCGCCATTTCTGTCAGGACGAGCGCGAGGTGGTCCAGGCGTGCAGCCTGCTGCGCGAGGGGGCCATCAAGAAGGTGCAGCGTGACGGCTACTGCCTCGACCAGGAAGACCTCCAATCGCCCGACATCATCGAGGGCAAGCGGTTCCTGGGCATGCCGAAACGCGAGGCGATGGCCGAGCTGGGCGTGGCCAGCGACGCCGAGTACCAGCTCGCCTATCGTGCCATCGAAGAGGCGGTGCTGGCCAACGACCGCCGCGGCGGGCAGGCAAGTGTGGTCATCAAGAAGAAGGGCAAAGTCGTTCTGGACATCGATGCCACTGACTCCGCAGCCTGAGTTCACCGAGTACTCGTCGATCCAGGGTTTTCTCCACGGCTACCTGCAGACTGGCGGCGCCAGCGGGACGGTGCTGGATATGATGATCGCCGTCCGTCCGGCGGTCATTCGTGCCGTTGTCGCCGCGGCGCAGGGCGGCGGCGCCACCACCGTGCTGGACCTGCTCAACAACGGCGTGAGTGTGTGGTCGAATCCGGCCGACCGCCCGACACTCAGCGGCACCGGCTCCGGACGGTTCGCTGGCGGACGCATCAACCACAGCGCGGTGCGCCTGGGCGACGTGCTCGAGCTCGTCGTTGCGCAGGGCGGCAACAAGGAGCAACTCACGGCCACGGTGGCGCTGGAGCAGCCATGACCGAGACGCCTACCCTCAATCCGTACCAGCCAACCACCGCACCACCACTGCAGCCGCTCAGCGGTGGGCCCACGCCGCCGCTGGTTCCACCAGGCGTGACGCCGCCTCCATCGCCGCCCTTCGTGCCTGACGTCCCGCCGGCGTGGATCGGTCCGCCAGGTCCTCCAGGACCGCCTGGCGCCGACTCTACCGTGCCAGGGCCGCAAGGACCCAAAGGCGACCAGGGTGATATTGGACCGCAGGGCAACGTCGGCAACACGGGCCCGCAGGGGCCACCGGGCGGTGCTCCGTCCTGGAAGGGCACCTGGTCGGCCAGCGTCGATTATGCCAACAACGACGCGGTGAGCCTGAGTGGCTCCAGCTTCTACGCCGCGGGCGATCCACCGCTCGGCGTCTCGCCGCCTACTGCGCCGTGGCAGCAGATCGCCGCCAAGGGGGACACCGGGCCGCAGGGACCGACCGGCGCGCAGGGGCCAACTGGCCCGACCGGACCTCAAGGACCTATCGGTAACACCGGCGCGCA